GCGACACGGGGATAAAGGTGGTTTCTTCTTTCTGCCTATTATGACAGAAAGAGATGTTTCACTATCATTTACTTTAAAAGCTGCCGACTCGACACTAGGTGAAGAAGGTGCAGAGGCTGCGATGCCTTCGGCAACCATGCCGGGTGGAGCTGGTCTAGAAGGTGCATATCTTCAAGCAACTGGTTTTAATTTTAAAAATACAGGTGACAAATACTCTACTATACCTAGTGGGATTTGGGCAAGCAAACTGATAGATTTTGACCCCTTCACCAAAAATGTTGATGTTTATAAATCTGATTATATTAAAAACTTAACAGAACAGCGACATAGCCATGCTTCTGAAACTTTAGTATATCATCCTGGAGATGTTCCAAAACGTCTATCAGAATATCCTGACGGTGCTTTAAGGATGCACGCCCAGCAAACAAATAAAATATCCAATATCAACCCAAACACTAGGAGAGTTGAATTCCCTTGGGGTTCTAAAGGAACAGCTCAAAAACTACACAGGCAAATGGAAATAGGCCAAGTACTAGGTTATATGAGATTAGAAATAACTCTACCCGGTATATCTGGCATATCAGTAGGTATGGGTGCTGGAGCTAAATTTCCTGATGTAGGTATTATGGCAGGACAACCAGGTGTGCCACATTCAAAAAGAGTATTTGAAAGTTGGTTTAATAATTCTTGGATTATTACTAAAGTAGCCCACACCCTAATATTTAAAGGTGATAATCCTGACTATTCTACAACTGTGGAAATGGCCAACACCATGTCGAGTACCTTTGAAGAATTCCCAAATAATGGAACTCTTGGAGGCTAGAGGACACCCCGGCGGCAGATAAAAAAAGCCCCGCCGAAGCGGGGCTATAAGTACTTCAAGAATTGCTTAAAAATTATCCATCATCTGCCAATTTTGCAAAATACTCTAAAGTTTCATTACCTTCTGTTGTATCTAAAACTTCAGGTGTTTTCGGTAGGGTTGGAGTAAAGGATTCTACTGTACCTTGTACAGAAGTACCAGTAAGGACTTTATGAAGTTTTTCCTTAAGCTCATCATAAGTCTTAAAGTTCTTTACGTTTGTAAATTCCTTTAAACTGTTAATTTTACCATAAACTTCTTCTAATTTCTCATCAACACCATCATAGAGCTCAGACTGAGAATCAAACTCAGATTTATCATAATTCCAAAAACCATCTACCTTACGGATTTTAAGTTTGAAATTAGCACCTTGCCAGAAATCAAAAGGATTTAAGGGAGTTTCATCCTCGAATTCTGGATTCATAGCCTCTGTAATCTTGTCAAAAATCTTTTTACCAAATTTATACAAGCATACTCGACCATCATTCTCTGGGTGTTTCGGATCACTTACGATAAGAACATTGGCATAATACTTCAGGATACGTTTCTGTTTACGAGCTGTATCCTTATCAGCCTCATTACCACTGTTCCATAACTCTGTATTATATTCTGATACGGGGTCATTTTTGTTAATCGTAGTTAGTGAATTTTCTATGTACCAACCGCCAGGTCCACTAAATGCATGGTTCCATATACGGGCCCAAGGCAAATCTTCACCTTCGGGTTGGGGTAGAAAACGTAGTACTGCATAACCGTTGCCGGATTTATCCAAATCTGGTTTCCAAAAACGGTCATCGCCAAATGATGCCACTGGGGCATTAATTTTACCTAGTTCTGTTTGAAGTTTATCAAACGAACCAGATTTCTTTTTTAAGTCTGCAAAAGACATATTTAAAATCTCCTATAAGTATCGTTTTATATTAATCGTATGTTTACAACAGTAGCTTGTATAAGCGCTACCATTACTATTTATAATAACATTATTTCTAACATTTGTCAAGGCTTTTTAGAAAAGTATTCATTCATTTCTGAATGTGTAATATATTCTAAATTAGAAACACCTTCCCACTCCTCAATTTCCCTATTAATCCTTTCAAAACTGGCCACTGGTTTAGGATTAACCTTATAGTATTTGATATGAGGAAATTTATCAAATACTAATCTATGCTGTTTGATCCAGTTATCAGGTGGTATCATAGAACCCCCAGCATCTATATAACAATCTGTACTTTTATACACATTATTAGCGTTCTCTGTTTCTGAATATAAATCCATACCCAGCAAAAATATTTCTTTAGTTTCAGGCTCTAAAGATGAAAATAAATTACATAATGCACCAGAACAGAAACTATAATCTGAATTACCTGGTAAAGATTCTGTTTTTCTTACTTTATCTTCTGGTGCAAGCCAAGTTACCCATAAACCAGCCCTCACATCACCCAACACAATATCTAAATTATGTGGATTTACCTTTTCTCCACTAGCCTCAACCTTAGAAATATAATCCTCTCTAATAGTTCTGATTTTATCTAAATCTTGGCCACTAACAACAAATTCATTCCAACCTTCTGGTCTAGAACTCTCATGTAAAAAAGGACCCATGTCTATTTCTGAATTTGATATGTGTTCTATAACAACTACTTGATCATATGCTTCAGCAGGCAGTCTAGACCAATCTCTAAAATATACCACATTATCAAAACAGTACCCAGATCGGTATATTTCATGGCTCATCTCTATATCACAACACACCAAATAATCTGGAATCCAATCTCTATATAAAGCATTGCAGCCCCAAACCATCACTTGCTCTTTAATTTTATCTAAATCTAAATTGAGCCTAGATTCTCCGTTGCCAAGACAAACTACCTTACTTTTATCTTTCATCTCAATGCAGCCCAGCATACAGGAAAATTCTCTCTAGCAATCTCATCAATTTGCCATGCCACTTCTTGTGTTTCTTCCTGTGTATTACTATTACATCGGAGGTTACAAACTCTAGCAAAAGCATACAATGAACCAGTCCAATAGAACTCCGTCATCATACTCTGTGGCAAAACCATTCTTGCCTGTTCTGGTGACACACCAGCAACTATCATACTCTGATATAATTCTGCAGCGTGTCGTGTTACCTTATGTACCTCACTGCCTACTCGCCTCTCACGATTCAACCACACAATAACTTCATCACTACTGCCTTGCTTCTTATCTGTTGGTCGGCCTCGCCAGGTATCAGGATAATAAAATTCAGGTTCACTATCAACATATCGTCGGCTTACTTCATTTATCGTCAATCCCACTTGGTGTTTTGCTAACTGTCTTGCCACAAATATGGGAGCCTTTATATAATAGCTGAGAGTTGCGTGGCAAAACGGCGTGAAGTGGCCGTGTTTGGCTAAATATCGAATAAGTTTCTTATCCTTATCAGATAACTCATAGATGCCTTGAGCTGGTATATTTCTTTCCCATTGAGCTTTTTTATCAAAAGAAACTCTAGCAGCATTAACTACGGAGAGATCGGTACCCAGACTATCGACTAATTTTACTTTCATGCTAATTCCTCATAACCTTCATTGTAAATCTATATACTTCTTATCTTTATCCATTATTAAATATATTCTCTTGTTTGCTCCCCCGGCTGGGTCTGGAGCACCTGGGAGGACTTGCACCCCCATAGATGCATTACAAGTGCATTATAATACTGTTATATTACAGGTGCTAATAACTTAATCCAAGTTGGTATCGGGCTTAAATATTTCAAGTTCACTTAAATTTGGATAATCTCTATATGTTACTATTTCTGGTGTCAAGTCTGATACTTCTTTAAACCTCTCTATACCTTCTAAAGCTTTATCAGGTGTCATGTAATAATGATATCCAACTGTATCTATGTTTTGTTTGTACCATGGAACATCGGTACGTTGTCTACCATCATATGACATTCTCCTCAACAACTCAGCTTCATCCTCATTGTCTAATAAAATCATACCACCCCTATCTATATTTAAATGTTTCTTGTGATGAAAACTTAAACACATATATGTACTAGATATATAACTATCCTTTCTCCACAAAGTAGCTGCATCTATAATCTTTGGTGTTAGTTTATAATGTTCTTCCCAGTTGCGGTCAAAAAATGTCCATGGACATTTTATTTTATCTAACATAAAAGGCACTGAAGGGTAAGTATGTCCTGGTACTAAAGCTTTTGTAGGTTTAGTCAACCTAAAACACAATTCTAAAGCATGGGTGCAACAATCCACAGCAACAGCATAAGGAGCTCCAAAATAATTTGCAATTAACTCCTCAAAATCTGTAACATATTCTAAAGGGTCTTTTCTAATATTCATATTTTCTATTATCCTCGCCTGTTAAGGCATATAAAAATTCTTCCCTCCCTTCGTTTCGTAATTTTACCATCCTATATTGATTGAATAATAGTTTTGATTTAATACGTTCACACAATTCTTCTAAAGGTAATTTTGATACTCTTAATAACTCTGCAGCAAACTGTTCCGTTCTCTTTTCTGTATCATATATTTCATCAAAACTATAATTAAAGATTTCATCATACAAGATAAATCCTAAGTCCTCTAATGTTCGATTGATTTTAGGAGCTCCTAGTAAAAGAAAAGGCAATCCAAACTCTAAAGGCTTATATGTTTTTTCTGTTAAAGATGCCGCCTCCAGCGCGGTTTCTACTACAACATGTATATGACTTTCAAAAGCTACTTTAGGTAAAGTCCATTCTTCAGGAATGTCATGGCCTTTTGTCTTAGCGTACTTTGTATTGTATAAAAGATCCATCGAAATTTCTTCATTATCCTGTCCTATAAGATGTTCTTTTAAATACTCAGGCGGTAGAGAGATATCCCATAATTCGTTTGCTTCTGACCAGTAAAAAAATGAGTTTTCACTGCCAGTTGTTGTATAAAAAAACCGATCATTTAAAAGATCACATCTATATAATTTATCAAAAAGGAAAATCCGAGGAGGTGCTGGACTTCCACTCAACCAGCAAAAATCATATTTTTTCTCTAACGACTTATATTTTTTTTGGTATTTTGTCAATTGTACTAAACGGGTAGGCCAAAAATTAAAAAACCGTACATGGTTCAAGCCTGGAAAGTCTCGATCATCCATATCAAGCTCAAAATCATGTGCTTCAACCCAGCTCTCCTCATAGGGAAGCTTCACTTCACTATCGGGCCCGATGAGGCCTCCAATAAATTTATCATAGCCTATAAGACCTTTACCTATCACATTAGAAATAAGTTTTATTGATTCGGGTGGTATATTCTTTACAACACAAAAATCATTTATAAATCTAAGTCTCGCTTCCAATTCACTTCGGTTGGGAAAAGCTTCTTTACATGCATTTAAAATAATTTGCCCTTGATTTTTAACTAAATCATAAACATATTCTTCAATATTAAGTAAAGCTGAAAGTATATGCAGGGAATCAGGGAATGGTATTGCTACAAGAATTATATTATAATCTTCTGAATTAAAGCAAACTCCTTTAGTTAAATGTTTACATTCATATGGAATTTCATGGTATTCTAATCCTTCATATATCTCAAAATCATTGTCAAAAAAATTCTTGTGTTTTTTGTGTAGTTGTTGATGTAAATCCTGCGGGAATATATAGGTGGAACCGTATTTAGATTTTATATTGTTTTCTTTGTTCTTGTCGACCCATAACACAATCATTTTTATCTTCCAACCCATTCTCTTTTTTTATAAATCATTATAACTCCTTATTATTGACTTATATCTACCTTCTTTTCTCCCCCACCAATATAACTCACGGCACCATTTTATCATATCTCCATTATAATTTTTTGATTTTGTCATTCCATCAATATCATATACATAACCACCATTCATCAAATTTTTATTATTTTTTACTACATCATGAATATTGTAATCTAAATTAAGTTTATACGGATATTTTTTATCTGGAATAATCAATGCATTTTCTTGATATTCCATTATTGAATCTATAATTGATAAATCATCAGCATATATTTCTTCAACAATAAACCTTCTAATCTCTCTATAAAATTGATCTTTTTGTTTAAAAATTCTAAATATACTTCCTTCATCAAACTCCCAAGTTCTACCATCTTCCAAATACCATCCCCAATATCTTGAATCATTAAAAACTTCTTTTATTGCTACTTTAAACTTTTTAATTTCATCTCCCAAAACAGTATCTTCTTTTTTTATAAAATACTCATATAATTTATCATAAAAACTTTCATAAGAAGTATCTAAATAACTCTTAAAAAACCTTGCTATAAATTGAGTAGTTCCAAAAAAATGACAAATCATTAAAAACCATCTGAGATTATAAGCCTCTAATATTTCTTCATGGGTCATAGTATTTGTTTCACAAACAATTTTTTCATCTTCTTGTGCAATCATTTCCGTATTTGTAATATGATAAGAAAGGGATTTAGTCTTTCTATATTTCACTCCATACTTTTTTATATATACAGGATCACCAAAGGGTGTATTTGGTAAAATACTTAGCGGATAAATACCTATATAATTATGTTGGTTATTATTCATTAAAGTAAATATTCCTCTTTTAAAGGATTCTAATGTTTCTTCTGGTAAACCAAGTATAAGTTCAGCATATATAGGTAAATTTTCTTCTTTACATTTCTTTAAAAATTCTTTCATATATTTCCCCGTTACATTCTTTCTCATTATAGCCTTTAAAGTTGGTTCATATAATGATTGAAATGCTAAAGTCAACCCCTTATTCAAATCCTCCTCATTTAAAACTTTTGCAATAGGAATACATCGTTCACCTCTATTTTTTGCCCAATCATTTCTAAAACTAATTGGAAATCCTTTTTTCTTTTTTAAATAAACTAATAATTTTGCCACTTTTAAATCTCTATCTTCAAAAAGTCCAAAATTTGAATCTGCATTATCAACATAATGTATTCTATTTTCCGAAATCCATTTAAGTTCTCTTTTTAACTTATTAAAACTTTGTTTTTGTAATTTTTGAAAATATAAACTACCTATTTCACAAAAAGTACATCTATACGGACATCCTCTAACTCCTTCAATGGTACAAGTAAATCTAAAATTCTTATCTTTATATTTTTCAACAAGATTATTAAAAGTTCCATCTAAATATGGACTTGGCATAGAATCAATATCTGTAATTCTTGGTGTTGTTAAAGTTGTAATAAATTTATAATTATTTGTTTGATAAGTTATACCTGTTACTTTAGACCAATCCCTTTCCTTTAGATTTTCTAAAAGGATTTGTTCAAAAGTTAACTCACCTTCACCATGAACTAACATATCTACATATGGGTGTCTTTCAAAAAAATCCTTTTCGTGTTTTAATCTATCTGCGGAAGGTTGGTGTTGTCCACCATATACAATAACACAATCAGGATACTCTTCTTTTATTACTTTAGCAACTTCATTATTAAATTCCCAATTCCAAACAAAACAAGAAAAACCAATTACTGCTGGGTTGTGTATGTTATCAACAAACTTATCTATTTCTTCACGCACAAATAAAATATCAGAAAGTTTATAGTTTTTTTCTATAATCTTATTTGTTTTACAATGAGACCAAATCAAACCCGTAGAATAAGGTAATCGTATTTGTATATCTTCATATAAAAATGATGGTTCTACTAAATATATATTCTCCATAACTATTCACAATTAGTACTCCTCTCCACCTTCACCTACATAGTGAGAAGTAGTAACTTCTTCTTCATATAATTTGTGGTGTGTATATTCATTACTAGCATATATACTTCTATGAGGAAGATTCTTTGGATCATATTCACTTGAGCTCAAGTAATAAAAAAATCTCAATGCACATCGACCCTCAACACCACTCGGACATTTAACAGTACTCACTGAGTGCCAATCACCCTTCTGTTGTGTTTCTTCATACCACATATTTTCCTTAATTACAAACCTATTAAACAAAGGTGTAACCGAGCCTAATAGTTTAGCATCAGAATCAACATCTTTATTTTTATCCCATACTTGGTGATGACCACCCCATTCTTCTTTCCAATCTGGAGTTATGAATAGAAGTGATGTTAAAGTTCTATGCAATCGCAATCTATCATTCCAATTGAAATCATAATGACAGCCGAGACTATCCCCACCTCTGAATATAGAAAAGCCAGTACCAACTAAATGTGGGTCTGGTATTAGTCCTGAAATTCCAGTCAACTGTTCTATATCATATAACATTTCACCGGAATGCATTAGGTTATAAGTAACTTGGTGTGCTGTAGGTGTAGAAATTAAATCATTAAATTCTTCCATACGAGAACCAGCTCTAGTAAAAACAGTCCAACCACCTTTAGGTGCATTGATACATTCCTCATATAATTTTAAACAAGTTTCTTTATCAATAAAATTATCAAAGACAGCATGAGGAACTCCTGCCTTTTTATTTTCAATCCATTCTCTTTGTTTATTAATCATTATAGACCAACATCTTTAATATACTTCCAATATCTTTCATTATACCAACGTTTCTTGCCTTCTAAATTCTCGGCAAACCATCCATAATCTACATCATATCGTAAAGCTTTTATAGCTATTTTCTTATTATTTTTTGTATGTTGTAATACTACCTGCTTCGGAACAGCATGGATTATTCCACTTGCTCCCATTCTTTCAAAATTCATAATATTTGGCTCCGCTCCTTGGAATCGAACCAAGCTATCACAGATTAACAGTCTGCTGCCACACCATGCGGCCCGAGCGGATTCTCCTATCTCCGCTTATTAAACTTACGTTGATTTGCACGAACAACTTGCTCAGTTAGTTCATTAAATCTAGGAAGAGCAACATCTTTCTGCCACCGATCAGCTTCAGCTAAATCGTGTTCCAATGTACGGATCCGCTTTGTAGCCTGTTCTAGTTTATAGGATAGATGAGCAATCCTGCGTTTTGCTTCATCTACATACGTTTCTTTAATAGTCGATTCAACCATTATATATCTCCTGTGCTATTGTTAAAGTTTTCATTCTAAATGCTCTTACATCAACCTTCAAGAAAGGATCATAGTCATCAATCAGCTTACTTAATTTTGGCCAAATAAACTTTTCATTTATTTGTTCATCAAACCTCTCACGGTATGTTAAAACTTTTTCCAAAATGACTAAAGTTTCTAAACTTATTTTTTTACCAAGATAGGCTTTTACCAATTTAGGATGATTTCCGTCCTTACATTGGAATATTATATCAAATTTTTCGACCAATGTCAATAATTTTTCAATATCATTTTTATAAACATACTCTAAACTTTGATTTATCTTCTTGTGTGCTGTCCAATTCCTTTTATCAAATTCTCCAATCCACTCTTTACCTCTAATAAAATTTGAAAGGTAAAATTCTAAAATCTGTGGGTCTGATAATTTGCTAGATAGTTTAATAAACTTAAACTTATCTTTCCGTTTATCAAAGGATTCTAAAGAAGCACTAACTTTGCCTCCATATTTGTGATAATCGTAATCACCTTTAAAATGGAGTTTTAAAGCTAAGTAGTTCGTATAGGCTTCGTATGGGGACATCAAACTCAAAACAAAGAACTCGTTTTAGGTAAATAGTTTAATGATTCGGCTTCATATTGGATCTTTTCTTTTAATCCATTATCAACCCATTTAGTTACTGTTTGGGGTTCTATACCTTTTTCTGCACAATACATAATTACAGCTTCTAGATAACTTACCCGCTTTGTCTTTACAATTTCTTCAATTAGTAAAGAAAACTTTTTAGTAGTGATTTTCTCTCCAACCATATTATATTCTCATTATATAAAAAGGCATACTACTTATCCTCGTTTCAGTAGTAGCGGGTTCTTTGAGGCGATCTATAGCGAGGACCTCTTTTTGATGACCGTCATCAACAACTAAGGCCCGTTTGTTAACAAGGTGGGCCAGACCCCGGAAAATTAAGCCGCTAAGGCGAAATCTTCAAAGTAATAATCGTCATTTGCGATTATAAAAGTGATAGAATCCTCTTGCAATGTTTCTTCCGCTCCGTCGAATACCATTACACCCCCAATATTCGTTTTAACTCTAAAATTCGTTCCCATTGTATTGTATGTGGCTTTAAATGTACAGGACGATTCTTGATTTCTTCTTCAAGTTTGTCCAATTCTTTCTTTAAAGACTCATCTCTTTCTAGTGGTAATTTGCCAAAGCCAACTTGTCTGTCCCAAGATCGCTGTGACATATACCACTCCGGAGGCCTTTCAATAATACCATGCACATTTCTGCCTGTTAACGAATTGGTGGAGGTGGTGGGAGTCGAACCCACGTCCGCAACGTTTACTTCATTACCGTCATCAGTTTCTTTCACATATCTATTTAGTCAGCACGATTTTTGTGATGCTCCGTGTGATGCTCCGAATGTGTATCTAATGCTATAACAATCGAAATACCAGCACTATAATCACCTCTTGAAAAATCATCATCAAAAGGTACTGTTACATTAG